AAGTCGGCCATTGACATGGACACCGGCTTCGCATGGGGCTGGATGCGCATCCATTGCCACTGGGTGCATCGCTACGCCGCCAACGCCGTGTGGGCCAAACTGCCGCATGTCGTGCTGGGGATCGGCTGCACCGTGGTGGCCGGGGCGCTGCCGCTGCGGCCGGCGGGGGTGCCGCTCGCCGCCGCACCGGTACCGGTGGCCGCCGTCCCGGACTCGATGCTCGGCTACGTGCCGGTGCAGGGGATTAATTATTTTGGTGGCGGGTTGCCCGGCGGCTGGTTCGGCGGTGGCTTCGGGGGCGGCACGGGCGGCGGCAGATATCGCGCGGGGCCGGTCGGCGGTGCTCCGACCGAAGTGCCGGAGCCGGGGTCCGTCGCGGTGCTCCTCGCGGGCGTGGCGGCGCTGGTGCTGGTCCGGCGGTGGCGGCGCTAGGGCTGGCAGTCCATAAAGGCGCGAATCACTTCGGCCGCGAGGGGCGGGACGATGGCATTGCCAAAGCCGCGCAGTCGTCCCACACGGCCGGGAATCCCAGCAGCCAACAACAAAATGCCGGATTTAACCCGCCGCCTTTTGCCGTCGGCGCCGACGATCCAGACGGAGTCCCATCACATGCCGAGCGCGTGTTTGTAACTATCTAGCAACGCTTCGGCTTCCGCGACCTCGGCGGCATCCTTGCGGCGCAGCGCGATCAGCTTCCGCAACACGGCTGTTTCGAAGCCACTCGACTTCGCCTCTTTGTAAATATCCCGGATGTCGTCGGCGATGGTCTGCTTTTCCGCGTCCAGCCGCTCGATCCGCTCGACCAGCGAGCGCAGCCGGCTGACCGCCTGCTTCTGGTCCTCGGTCAGACCGGGCGGCACATCGAACTGGCGCGGGCCTTGGTTGTGGCCCATTCCCGGTGCATCGCCGGTTCTGACGTCATCCACGAGTGGCATGGCGGGTGCTCCGGTGGGGGCGCCCTCGCCGGGGCGCCCCGGCGGTCAAGTGAACAGGTCCGCCAACGCCCCGCCGGCCTTGGCGGGCGGTGACATCGCCGGATCGGCACCGGGCGTCGGCGCCTCGGTGATGTCCGCCTCCGGCCGGTCGTCGGCATCGAACGTGTCGGCGGCCGACAATCGGTTGTCGAGCCGCGGCCCGTCTCCCCTCAATTGGACGTTTTGCAGGCCGAAATTGACGCCCCAATTGCCGCTCTGTTCATAGACGAAGACGTTGACCGAGACGCGCACGATGGCGCCAGCATAGACCTCGCTCTGGTCGGTGACTTTCATGGGCTTGCCGTCCGCCCCCTTGTAACGCGACACGATGCCGGGTGCCTGTTCCGACCACGGGTTGATGTAGCATTGCCATTTGTCCGGGTCGTATTTCGGTTGGCCGAGCTTGTCGGTCCACTTTTTCGAGAACGGCCAGCGCACGGTGCCGGCTTGGATCAGGCTCTCGGTCTTTGTGCCCCACTTGGCGGTGGCGGCGTCGAGGGCGGCGCGTTTCAGCGCGAGCAGCAGTTCCTTTTCCGCGTCGGGCATTTCCTTGGGGAACAGCACGGCGCACTGGTAGCGCGCCTTCTGGCCGGGTCGCGGGTTGGGCGGCATTCGCGGTGCGAACAGATGCGGGTAGGACACCGTGCCGTCGGGGGTGATCAGGGTTGCCATGACTAATGCGCCTTTTTAGGGATTCACACGCGCCGGTATGGACTCTTCGAAACCGAACGGATCGGTCGTGCGACCGGGCAGCGCACGAGAGACGGCGTCGGCGGGTTGATCGAACTCGAATTCGTGGCCGCGCGTCGGCAGCGCGGGGCGGACATCATCGTCGGGTGCCAGATTGCCGCCGCTGGAAATCGACGCGATGTAGCTGCGCAGCGCGTCCTTCGCGGCGATTTCGGCGTCCTTGGCTTTCAGGCTCGGGTCCATGACGCGCAGCGACTTGGCGAGCGCGGCTTCGGCCTGGGCCGGCGAGACCAGGTCGCGCGTCCAGATCGTGGCTTCGGTCAAGCCGTACTTGGCCAGCACCTTGGCCGTTTCCGGCGGATCGGAGAATTTCCATTTGCGCGAGGCGCGCTTGGGCACGATTTTCCAACCAGGGATGTCTTCGCCGTGCTCGATCAGGCGCTGGGCGGTCGCCCGCAGCCCCTTGACGAATTCGTCCAATGCTTCGGCCTGGTGCAGCAGGATGCCGATGTCGGAATTGCTGAGCCGGCTGGTGTCGGGCGGCACGATCTTGGCACCGTTCAGCACGTCGGCGAACTCCATCTGCGCCACCGCCAGCGATGCTGCCGCTTGTGCCGGGCAGCCGCCGCTGGCCCGGCAGAACCCGCAATGGTCGCCCGGCGTCAGCGGCGCATCGGCCGCCATCGTCAATTCGGCACGCTCGATCAGCGCCACAGACCAGCCGAGGATGTCCACGGAATCATAGCTGCATCGCCGCACCGCCGCGCCGCCCGCGCGGGGCTGCACCACGATGGTCTCGATCTCATCGATGCGATCGCGCGGGAACGCCAGCATCGCGCCGAGCGCGTAGTATTTTAGCTGCGGGTTATCCTCGACTTCCACGACCACGCCCCGCCCATGTTTGTAATCGATGACGACAAGCCGCCGCAGGCGGCGCGACAGGGCGACGAAATCCGACGTGCCGAACATCGGCACCGGCGGATGCAGCGATTCGAGCGAGAACTTTTTCTCGAAGAAGCATTCATAGTCGGGGTCGGCGATGTAGACGCGGCAGACATCGAGATAGACCTGCACGTTGTCGGCGGCGGCGGCATCGATGGTGTGGTCGGCCACCACCCGGTCGACATACTCGGCTGCATCCTGGCCGTTGATCAGGCACAGATGCGCCAGTTCATGCGCGGCGGTGCCCTCGGCCGCGTAGATCGAGGTGGAGGCCGGGAACTCTGCTTCCATGCGCGGCGAACCGAGACAGGTCCACCAGCGATACGCACCGGACGCCGACAGCGTGGCGTGGACACTGCCGGCTATAATATTAGCGTCCGGCATGGTGGTGCGGCCCGGCAAAAAGCGGTGGCGCTGCGGATATCAGCGCCACCGTAGTTGGTTCCGACTTCATCATGCGACGGCAGGTGGCGTGAAATCGTCTGGATGAGTCAATATGTGAACCAAATGCTCATGCTTCATGTCAGCCAGTTTGCTGATGCCGAACTTGGCCACGCTTGCACGCATCCAGTGTACACCGCGTGTCGAACCTTGTGCGCGCCACTCCAACTCCAAATCACTGAGCGACATGCTTTCCCATTTGGATTTGGCGGGCGGCGGGGGCGGTGCCGGCGGTTCGGGCGCCGGGAACAGGTCGTCGTCGGTGAACAGCGGCACGACGTTGCTGGCGGCGGGCGCTGCGGCTGCCGCTTCGGCCGGCGGATGCAGCAGCGCCGCCACATCGGGATCGTCCAGTGCGGCGCCGTTGCCATGCACCGCTTGGCGCACAGCCGCCGCTTCTTCGGCCGGCACATGTGGGTCGGTGTGCAGCACGACTTCTGGTGCAGGCGGGGGTGGCGCCGGTTCGGGCGGGGTCGGGTAGGGTGCGCTGCCATTGAGCGCGCTTGCCAGGTCGTGCGCCGGCATCCCTTTCAGGGCCGCGCCGACCGGGGCGGCAGCAGCTTCCTTCGGCGTTGCGGGTTTCTCCGGCTTCGGTGCCAGCCCTTTGGCTGCCCGCTCGGCTGCCTCGCGCTCGGCTTTCAACTTGGCCTTCTGCGCCTTGACCTCGGGGGTGTCGGGCTTGCGCCCGCGCCGCACGCCCGCTTCGGCGGCGGTCTCGCCGGCCGGTGCCTGGTCGTCGTCATCGGCCGCGTCGTCCGGCTCTGGTGCGGACACCGGCGGCGGCTCGGCGCGCTGCGGCGTCGGACTGGCGGCGGTCTGCGGGGCGCTGAGCGGAACCGGCATCGGTGCCGGCGGCGCTGCCGCTGACGTGGGCGCTTCGGCCGACGCTTCGGCCGGCGGTGTCGCGATGGGCGCCGGCTTCATCTGCTCCGTTTGCTGCTGATGGAAGGCAAGCAGCAGCGCGTTGAGCACCACGCTTCCCAGATGGACTTCTTTGATGTTGCTGGTGTCGATTTTCAGAATCATGGCGCCTCTACCCTACTCGGTTGAATTCGGCTTCCAGTTGCGTCGTCAAATTCGAGCGGCGCACGAGCACGGCGTTGACCGCCTCGTCCAGCGATCCACGCAGTGAGAACACCCTCGCCAGCACCGATCGCGTTTGACCGATCCGTCGGCATCGCCTTACGCCCTGCATCACGTCCTTCGGCATCCAGGTGGTTTCTGCAAACGCGATATCCGCGCTCGTCGTCAATGTGAGATTTGTCGAAGCCACCTCGATATTCGCCAGCAGCACGCGCGGATTAACTCCCGGCACCCGATTTTGAAATGCGTCGATATGCGCTTGCCGCGTGAACGGCGGCGTGTCGCCGTGAATGATCAGCGCCTCGGGAATTGCCGCCGCGATAATGGCAATCACCTCCCGGTGAACCGCGAAAATCACAATTTTCTGCAACCCGTTCGCCAGGTCTTCCAGAATGGCTTCGGCCACTGCCGGCGCTTTGGCCACGCCGGTCCAGCGGCGCAGCGATGCGAGATGCACCGACTGCGCCCATGCTTGCGCATCGGCCGCCTCGGTGCTGACGAAACTTTCTTCGTCGGCGATCAATTGTGCTTTTGCCGCTTCGATGACCGCAAGGATCTCCGCCGGGACATCCGGCGGTCGCGGCGGCAGGAATTTCGGCTCCACGACGACATGGCCATAGCGGGCCGGCGGCAGGTCGGGCTGCACGTCGTCGAGCAGGCGGCGTAAAATATGCGGCCGCAGCCGGCTGGTGAAATCCGCCACATTGCGCAGGCCGACAATTCGCGTATTCCAGATGCCGGGTTCGGTCACGCAAAAATGCGCTTCCCATTTGGCGTAGGTCTCCACGTCCACGGTCGCGGCCGGGAACAACGCGCGTGCCCAGGTCCAGGCTTCGTGCGGGCCGCTCAGGAACGGTGTGCCGGTCAACAGCCAGGTGCCGTCGGCGACCGACACCAGACCCTTCTTGCCATCGCAGAGAGCGCCGAACACGGCGCGGGTTCTGGTGGCCTCGCGGTTCTTCAAATAATGCGCTTCGTCACATATCACGCGATCCCAACGCCGCCCCAGCAGCGCGGTCAGGATCGGCCGCGCCAGCAGCGCGTTGTAGCTGGCGATGACCACGTCGGCGTCGGGCACGTACTGCGTGTCGACCACCACGCCGATGCTGCGCGGCAGGGTTTGCCAATGGTCGAACTCGCGTTGCCAGGTGATCCGGGCAATGCCGGGGCAAACCACCAGGATGCGGCGCAGGCCGGCCAGATCGCAGCCCCAGATGGCCGTCGCGGTTTTGCCGACGCCCATATCGTCAAACAGACAGGCGTTCTTCCGTTCGGCCAGCCATCGCGCTCCGAAATCTTGATAGGCGAAAGCATCCTTATGGACTCTCACACCCGCGCCTGTTCCGGCCGAGGACCGGTGGCGCCCGCGCGCAGATGCCGGACGCCGTAGAGGCCGATCAAGGCACTCTCGGCTCTCCCGTCGTCCTTGACTCGCTGGAACGAGGCGGCGCTGACCGGGAATAGCTGGCACGCCCGCTGTCGGGCGCCATCCTTATCTTTCGGCGTTCGCGTGATGCGCTTCCATTCCGCCGGATGGACGAAGTTCACCGGGATCAAGAGTCCCGATATCACGCCTTTCAGGACGCCGAAATTCTCGCCGAACCTGAACATCTGCACCGCGCCCTTGCCCGGCGTGCTGCCGACCTGTTCCACATAGGCCACCATACTGCCGCGCAGACTCCAATTGAACAAAAGCGCAATCAGGCCGGAAATATTGATTTGCGCCGATGTCGTGGCGCCGATTTTTATGTGGAAAATCGGCATATCTGCAATTTCGATAATATTCCCGTCCTCGGCCAAAAGCGAAAGGGCGCCTCCGGCCCCAGGGTCCACACCGATCACGTTCATGTTTGCGGGTTTCACCTTGCGGTAATATGGCAGGCAAGTCAGAATGTCTGTCTGACTCGCACGAGCGTTGTCAATAAGGCAACGACGGGCGGGTGTTTATCTCGGCTCCGACATAGCGAGAACCATCATGACCAATGCGTACGCCGCGCGACAGCGCGGGTTGCAAGCGTTGGCGGCTGCGCAAAAAGAAACGCAGATTCGCGAACTGTATCAGCAGGACTTTACCGATGAGCAGATCGCCGAACGGCTATCGGTCGATCGATCAAGGGTCACGCAGCTACGCAATCAGATGGGGCTGCCGCCGCGATGGGGGCGCAAAAACGGTTGCACCTTCACCATCCAAAATGACGCCGACTTGCGATCGTTGAAGGAGAACACGTCAAGTTCGTGGGAACTGATCGCGTTTCTGCTGAACAAACCGCAGGAGGTGGTTTACGCCCGCTACCAACTGCTATTGACGATGATGCTGCGCACAGCGGATGGCAAACGCTGCGAGCAGGTGCGGTGCATGATATGCAAAGACCCGTTTATGACCCCCAACAGAAGGCAGATTCATATGTGCGACGTTTGCCGCAAACGGGTGGATGGGCTGGGCGGCAGCCTCGACGACGGCTATCAGGATGTGGCCTGCCTGCGGGCTTCCGGGTAGCCGGCGCACCAACCGCGCGGCACGGTCGGTGACATGCCCGACGGTGCCAATTTCAGCGTGTCGGTCGGGGAGTCCACAGTCCCCATCGATCTTTTTCTCGACATCGAAACCCGCAGCGCGTGCAACCTGCTTGCACAAGGGTTGTATGTTTATGCCGAACATCCATCCACGCAAATTCTCTGCGTGTCTTATGCGATCGACGATAGCGCGATCAAGACGTGGTACGTTTTCAACGGCGACCCGCTACCGGCGGATTTGCACGACGCGATTCTGAATCCGCGCACGCGGTTCATCGCGCACAACGCCAGCTTCGAGCGCGTGTTGCTGGTGGTGGTCGGCCGCCGGCTGCTGCTGCCGGAGTTGTGGCAGGCGTTCCGCTGCATCGAACGGTGGAGTTGCACGGCCGCACGAAGTGCTCTCATGGGCCTGCCGCGCGCGCTCGACAACGTCGCCCGCGCGCTGGGCCTGGCCATCCAGAAGGATCAGGACGGCTACGCGCTGATGAAGCGGATGTGCGCGCCGAACAGTCTGGACTTCGCCGGCCGCTGGACCTGGATCGAGGATGCCGACAGCGTCAAGCGCCTCGGCGAATATTGCGAAGTGGACGTTGCGGTCGAGCGCCTGGTGCATCGCGAGGTGCCGCCGCTGTCGCCGTTCGAACATGCGGTGTGGGCGACCAGCGAACGCATGAATGATCGCGGCATTTCGGTCGATCCGGTGCTGCTGCAAAAATTGATCTTTTTCACCGCCGACGCGGAAAAGGCGGCGTCCGAGAAGATTAGCCAATTGACCGACGGCTTCGTCCCCAAAGTCACCAACGCGGTCAAGCTGCGTGAATGGGTGGTGATGCAGGGGTTGGAGGAAGCCAACGACCTGGACGCCAAGGGCAAGCCGAACGGCGTCGGCAAATGGATGTTGCAGCGGTGGCTCGACGACGAAACGCTGCCGCCGCTGCTGCGCGAGGTGCTGACGGTCCGCAAGGAAGGCGGCAAGTCCAGCACCAAGAAATTCGTCGCCATCGCCGGCCGGCTCAATCTGGACAACCGAATACGTGGGACGCTGCTGTATTGCGGCGCGGCTTCCACATCACGCTTCTGCTTGGCAGAAGGCGCACTCGTGCTGGTGAAATTGCCGACCGGCGAAATCACAGAGCGCCCCATCGAATCGGTCGGCTCTGACGATCTCGTGTGGGACGGAGATGCCTGGGTCGCGCACGAGGGCGTTGTGTTCAGCGGTGAGAAAGAGGTGATCGAACATGACGGCGTAAGCGCGACTGCTGAGCACACCGTTTATCTGTCGGACACAGAGCACACCACGCTGGGTGATGCGGTCGCACACAGTTTACCTCTTTTCAAAGGAAAGGGTGATCCATGGGCAACATGAAAGTTTACCTAGCGATTTCACCATCGGGGAAACGCTATTTTGGGATGACAGGTACGTCGATAAAGGCGCGATGGTATGCGCATGCTCGTGAAGCACGTAGAAATCTAAACCGCCGTCCGATCCTCAATGCGATTCGCAAATACGGCGGCGCGGCATTTGAGATAAGAATCGTCGCGGATAACATGAATCTAGAAGACGCAAAGTTCCTAGAAATTTTGTGCATTGCTATGGGCCGAACACAAGACCCGCGTTTTGGGTATAATATGTCGGCAGGCGGTGATTACGACGGACCGACCGGAACAAAAATCGCGTGGGAAAATATAAACGCAACACCAGAAACCCGTGCTGCGTACATAGCGAAGCTAAGCGCGATCAAGCGTAGCAACGACTGGACGGACTACAAGAAATTGACCGCCGCAACGTTGGCTTGGCGCAAAAACAACCCCGAACGGGTACGCGAAATTGAGGCTCGTGCCAAGGCGGGCTGGCGCCGGTGGGAGGCGGAAAATCCTGAAAAAATGAAGCGTATGAGAATATTTGCGATCCAAAAAGCGCATGCCGTCATTGCCGCT